CCGCACCATCATAGAAGACGGGGTACATCTCCCCTGCCACGATGCTACTTGATGTCGGATTAGTGGCCCCGTCCCACTGCTTTATCGGAACGGCACCCAGCGTGTCCACGTTCAGCGTTGTAGCCCCGCCAGAGCCGTTCACGTCGGGCACCCAGTGCAGAACCATACCATCCGCATACTCTTGGAGTGTCGGACTCAGGCCACAGGCATACGTGGTGCCCGACGCGCTCGCGGAAGCGCACAGAACGACCGCCCCGCTTTGCGCAGCCCAAGGGGTTTGCACCACCGCGCTATCCAGGTTGACAGCTACATTTACCTGTGATCCGGTGACTGAAAACGTGCTCACTATACCGGCTTCAGTCAGAAAGTTGAGCGAACTCGCGGTTCCTATTGCGGTTCCGTCCTCCATGACCGTCAGCATCCCGCTTCCCGCAATCTGAGACCACGTTAAGCCGTCTCCGCGCCAGAGGCTGTTATCCGTCGTGAGGCGCACGATTCGGGTAATCCCGGTTGTGGTTGGCGGCAAAACGGCAACGCCGGGGAAGTCGATGTCCGGGCTTGGATAGGTGCCTACCAAACTGCCGCCCGCAGGACCCGTTGGGCCCCCCGACCCGCTTCCGCACGGCCCCCAGCTTCGCGTGCCGCCGGTTGTGGACTGGAGGCAGTACCCGCCCGTGCCTGGGTTCCCGAGCGCCGGCTCAAAATCGGTTGCGGCATAGGCGGCGGCGGTTCCGAGCGTCGGCCACGTTGATGGCGCTCCGCTGATCGGCGTCTGGTACATGCCAGCCATCGCGGCCTGGGCACGCGCATTGGTGAAGTAGAGGTTCCCGCTCTCGGTAATCTGCGCCGTGTTGTAGTCACCGGATTGCGCGGTCACCGCGCCCGCGCGTCCGAACACTGCACTGACGGCCGCTATCGCCGACGTCCAGTGGTTGGGCGCATCGCAGTAGTAGAGCGTTCCGGGTGTTGCCGTGGTCAGCAAATAGAAATCCAGGCCGGCAGTGCACGCGGCCGGCACGCTGGTGCCGATCGACACCGCCGGCTTGGCGTTGAGGACTGTCTCGAGCTGTGGGTCCTGAGTGTGCGGGACCGCCTGCCATTGGCCGTCAGCCAGCACGGCGGCCAGCGCGGCGACGATGATAATGGTCGCCGGTTTCATGGCGTCATATGCCCCCAGGAGTCGGGATCCAGGCTGGACCAGGTGGCGGGATCCAGGCTGGACCAGGTGGACTCGTCCGTGTTCGTGCCGGTCACGCCGTCCCTGGCGTTGCGCGCCCCACGCGCCAGGCGGTGCCGCGTGAAGCGGCTGGCCATCTTGATCGGCACGATCTTGCGCCGCTGCGCGTGTTCCAGCAGCAGCAGCCTGGCCAATTCTTCGCCGAACTTAGCCTCCGCCATCCTGGCGAGGGTCAGGTATGCCGACTTCTCGCCCGGCGCGTCGGTCTTGCCCGCCAGGTAGCCGTAGCCGTCGGCCCGGCAGCCATACAGCAGCACCGAACTGCTCACGAAGGGCAGCGGCGAGCCGCTTGTGGTGCTTCCGTCCCACCCCACGGCCGTGTGGACGTATTCGACCGGGATCCCGCGCGCGTTCAGGGGCGGCGGGAAAAGCCGAAGCTGGTGCAACACCGGCGGGCTGTTCTCGGGCGAGTCGTCATAGAGCGCCCACGATGCGGGGCTCGCGAGCAGCGTCCGGGGACCGCAGCTCCGTTCCATTTCAGCGATGGACATGTATCGCTGCAAGCGCCCGGTGGTTGGATCGCCCAAAGCCACCACGGTCCGCACGTCGGATGGCACCGGGTAGATGTCCTGCATCAGCACATACGCCGAGCCGCTGTACACGGTGCCGGCGGCGTCGCTGCCGTTCCCTTCATACGGCCGATCCAGCGTGGCGCTGGTCCCCGAGACATAGGTGAACGTGTAAACCACCGTGTCGCCCGGCCGGTAGAATTGCAGGCCGGTCTGCCCGGAAACCCAGGCAGTGGAAAGGCCCGTCACCGCGGTGGAACCCACGGTGAGAGTGACCGAATCGGTCGAGGATTGGTACGCGGCGGTGGTTTGGAGGGTGGCCCGGTACTTCAGTCCTTTCCAGGCGGTGGCTTCGAGCACCTGCTCGTAGCGGCCGTTCAGCCACTCGTCGAGCAAGTCGAGCAATACGCCGGGGAGGGAGATTTGAAGCTGGAATCTGAGCTGGCCCCAGGTCATGCTGGGTTATTCGCCAGTGGAAAGCGGCGATCGCGGCGAGAAACGCCAGGCGCGCCCTCCATTGGCGCGGTCTGGTCAGAGCCGAGGCGACGGTGATAACGTTGCCTCGGTTCGCCTTCAATCCTACTACTTTACTCGAAAACAGGCAACCATAATACTTCCTACGTCGTCGCCCTGCCCCCACTTACTGACCGCCCAAGCTCGCTGAAATGAATCCCGACATGCTCGTGCGCGAGCTGAGCGCCTTCGAGGGACGGGTACCTGAACGCGCCTGGCGTTTCTCGCCGCAGCGCACACCGCCGTGAGAACAAATACAGAAAAGCGGAGGAAAAGCGAAGCGAGGTCTGTACAAACCTTTTTCCGCGCTTCACCCTCGCGGCGGTCAGAACTATATGCGGTCAGAGGAAGGATAACACACTCCACAGCGTCGGGAGCAGGGCCTGCGAGTTTCATGATCCCTCTTTAAGGTAGGATTTCGGCGTCTATCGCGATGGTCGCCGCGTTGCCCACGCCGAAGACGACCCGGACAGCCCAGGACAGTGGCAAGTGCACGCCGGCGGTACCGAGCAGGTTCCCCGCGGCGGCGATACCAGCGGGAGGCAGCCACGCTCCGGGATAGAAGTCGAAGACGAACGTGCCGGTTTGGGAAAGCAGATTGACGGCGCTAAATCCGGCGAGAGAAATCGGTGTAGCGCTGCCGGGAGGCAGCGCGCACAGGTAAAGCGAATCGGTTCCTCCGCCTGCCGTTATGGAAGCCAGTGTCACGTAGAAACGGATGCCGCGCCCCCAAGTGTTCTGCTCGACCTGCGAGGTTTTCGTCTGCCCGGAGGTGGCGCCCACCTGGGGCAGGACGTTGCGGCGTATCGCTTTGTTTTGCATGAGCGAGCCTTAGAGCTTGTGAACCCGGTAGGTCACGAATACTTTGACCGTGCCGGCCGCCGTGCCTGGCTGCGTGAAAGCCGAGGCTGCCACGAGGGCCAAACCGGTATTGGCGGTCAGAGTGAGGCCGGCCGCCGATAGAGGAACGAACTGGGTGATGTTGCTGGCGCCTGCGCCCAGCGAACTGGCCGCCGAGATGACCCCCGTGAGAGCCGAGCCGCCGCCGCCGACGTTCACGGTCACGTTCCCGCCGCCCGTGTAAGCGGCGGTCAGGTAGGCATAGCTCATCACTGCGCCTTCAAGCTCCAGGCAATAGCCGGCTCCCGGCGCCGCGACCAAGGTGTAGCCGTTGGCATGGCCGAGGTGCCCCGCCCCCGCGTCGGTGATGTTCGCCGCCGAAATCGGCACCATGATGGTGTAGTGTCGGCTCGCCAGATTGCCGCCGGTCATAAGACCGAAGGTCGAGTCGATCCCGGCGACCGGCGTCCCCTCGGGCTGCTCCACCTGTAGAGGGCTAGCTACCTGTCCGGCAGGCACGGCGATGACCACGCCCGGCTCGAGACCTGCCCCGACCGGCGCTACGCCGCCCAGCGTTCCCTCGTGCCCCTTCGCGCCCGCCCCGTAGAGCGTGACCGACAAGCCGTTTTTGATCCGCGTGCGGCCCGTGGTGGTCTGCGCTTGCGTCTTTGCCATGACTCCCCCTTACGAGCTCGGCACGCCGTAGATGCCGTAGAACCCGTTGTAGCCGACCGAGTACCGCATCCAGCCGGCCGTCTTGACCGAGCGGGAATCGAAATCGATGTCGTGCACGGTGTTGAAGGCCTCGCGGTCGTAGAACCGCAGTTCGGTGTCGCTCTTCTCGCCTTCGAGGAACCAGGCGTGGGGATCGGTCAGGTAGTCCCACACCATCCAGCTATCGAAGCTGGGCATGCCGCTGCGGCGCCGGAACGCGTTGATGGTCCGGTTGGCCGTGTCCGGCCGGTCCGAGCCACCCAACAGCTCCGCGCCGATGAACTCCAGGGGCGCCGGGAAGATGGCTTTCTTGGTCGGGATCCGCAGGCGCTTCCCGCGATGGTCGAGCGTCTGCCGCATGTCGGTCAGCGCGAGCTGGATGCTGGTGACGTCCGGATCGCTGGCATACGACAGCTTGTTGGTCTGACTCCCGCCGCCGATGAGCGGATGCGTGGTCGAGAACAGGTATGTCCCGTCCGGCCCGATGGCGGAGGTAAACCCGGTGTTGAAGACGTTGGCCGCGCCGACTTCCTTGGTTTCCTTGGCCGAGCGCCCGAGTTCGGTGGCGAGCTTGCGCACCACCCCGAACTTGTCGTCGTCCATGGCCACCTTGGAGACCTTGAACCCCAGCCCGTACTGCGCGTGGATGTAGGTCTTGTTGAAGCCCGGCAGCGCCTCGTCGTAGCGCGTGCCCTGGCCTTCCGGGATCACCGCGAACTGGCCGAAGCCGGTCACTTCCGTGGTCTGCTCGACGGAGCGCGAGGAGCTTTCCATCCGGAAGACCTCGACGAACTCGTCGGGAAACCGCGAGTACTTGGTCATGATGACCTCGTCGATCGCGGGCAGCATGGACTGCAGGAACAGGTCCGGAAAAATTGTCCGAATAAACATCTAAAACCCCTCCAAAGCAAACCGTTGGCGGGGCCGGGTCTGTGCCCAACTCCCGCCATCGAAAACAAAACCCAGCCGCGCTTCTTACGTGCCCGTGCTTTTCGGCGCGTAGAAGTGCGTGTTGCAGACCACCTCGACGATGGCGTAGACGCCCTCGGCGTTGGGCTGCTCGTTCGTGACTGCGATCAACCGGAAGTCGAGCGAATTCGTGGTCGCGATACCGGTGTGGTTGATCGTGTGTTGCGACATCTTCGTGGTCGCCGAGCCGGCGGTCAGAAGGATGTTCGCGTTCTTGCCGACGTGCGAAGCCGTGGTGATCGACGTGGTGCCGTCCGTCTGCGCGATCATGATCAGGTCCGCCTCATCCGCCACATAGTGCGGGGTGGCCGTCGAGATCGCGCCCCAGTTCAGGCTGGGGCCGAGCCAGGGGCCGGTTCCCGGGCTGCCGTTGGCGCCGGACTGCACGCCCGGCATCGGGTTACCCGCGCCGGTGGGGTCCGCCACGCTGGAGGCCGCCTTCTGGCACATGTCGTTCACGAAAATGGCGTAATTGCCGTCGGTCGAAGGCTTGCCGTACTGGTTGATGGACCAGGGGCCACCGCCTACGCGGCTCACCGGTCGAAACCCAAAAGGACTGTTCGGATTGGCCACTACTTAATTCCCCCCACGCTGGGATATTCGCCAGCGTGGGGAGAAAAGTTTTAAGTTTGCCGCTCGAAATGGACGCCCATCTCCAGCTCGCTGCCCACTAGCGCTTCGGTTTCGCTGGCGGTGGCGCGCACTCGCTCGCCGGTCGCGAGGGGCCTCGATCCCGCCGCGCGCGCGCCGGCGCCGCGCACCAGGCGGTCCTGTTCGACCAGATATTCCTCCTCGGCGTCTTTCACGCGCTGCTCGGATTCCTCGGAGTACTTGCGCCGCCGCCCCTCCGCTACGGCCATGGGGATCTTGCCCAGGTAGAGCGTCCCGGCTTTGACGGGGTCTCCGCAGTCGTCCTTGACGATGACGTAGCCGCGTAAGCCCAGCACGTCCATGCAGCGCTGGGAGAGAAACTTATAACTCATGCCCGGTTCGTTGCCCCAGCGCACCACGGTGTCGCGCAGGGCGTTCGATCCCAGGAGCAGCGGATCCCCGAAGGTTTCGTCGCCGATCTCGTACTCCACCTGGCGCGCGGGGATTTTCAGGATGCGGGCCGCAAAGGCGTCGGCCACCTGCTCCTTGCCGAACTTCTTGATGGCCGCGTACAAGCCTCGGCGCATGATCGGATCCGGCACGGCCTCGTGCTCCTTGAGCAGGATCGCCGCGCGGGTGAACTCCGCGTAGGCATCCAGCCCTTCCTTCTCGATGGCCGCCAGCAGGGCCGGGCAGGTGTCGATGAGCGGATCGGGGCCGTAGACCCATCGCGTCGTCGTCCGCGCCGGGTCGCCGAAAGCCTTTTTGTCCCACTCGTCCATGCCATTGCCGGCGAAGAACTTCTCGGCACTCTCCGGCACCTCGGCTTTCAGATCGAGACCCAGGTCCGGGATGGCCTTCATGTGTTCGTCGATGCGCGCCTGGCGGTCGGCGAGCACTTTCTCGTTTGCCTGGCGCGCCGG